AAAAGCGCCAGCCTCGCGCCTGCATCCATGAAATCTGGGACAAGTCCGAGAAGAAGGTCATCTTCATTGCGCCGGACTGGCAGAGCGCGCCGCTTGAAGTCACGGACGACCCGCTGCAGCTGGAGACATTCTGGCCGTGCCCGAAGCCACTGTATGCGACGACGACCAATGATTGTCTCGTGCCGGTCCCTGACTACGTTGAATATCAGGACCAGGCGGATGAACTGGATGATCTGACCGGGCGCATCAAGGCCCTGACCGACGCCGTGCGCGTCAACGGCGTTTACGATGCCTCTGTCCCGGAGCTGAAGCGCATCCTTTCCGAGGGCGCCGACAACCGGATGATCGGCGTCAAGAACTATGCAGAGTTTGCTTCCAAGGGTGGCTTGGAAGGGGCCGTGGACTTCGTCCCGATCAAGGACGTGGTTGATGCGCTGATCCGGCTATATGAAGCCCGCGACCGCGTAAAGGCTGACATGGCCGAAATCACGGGCCTGTCGGACATCATTCGCGGTCAGGCGCAAGGAACGGCAAAGACCGCAACCGAGCAGCGCATCAAAGGCCAGTTTGCCTCGCTTCGCCTGGAGGATCGCAAGAAGGAAGTCGCCAGGTTCGCGTGCGACGACCTGCGCATCAAGGCGGAGATAATCTCCGAGCAGTTCTCGGCGGAGATCCTCGCTGAGATGACTGGCATGCTCCCGTTCATCACGGACGAGCTGAAGGCTGAGGCGCCGCCGGCTCCGCCACAACAGCCCCAGATGGGCCACAACGGCGGGCCTCCGCTTGAAGCTGAACCGGGCGTTTCACCTCCGCCCGTGGATGGCGCGGCCGGGGCTGGAGCCCCTCCTATCCCCGGCCAGCAGCCGCCACCTGATTTCCAGGCGATGGCTGTGCAGAGGTTCGCAGAAGCTTGCGAGCTTCTGAAGAACGACAAGATGCGGACGTTCCGCATCGACATCGAGACCGACTCCACGATCGAGGTTGACCGGGCGCAGGCCAAGGAAGCCGTGACAGAACTCGTGACGGCAGTCGGTGGAATGCTCGAGAAGGCCGTTCCAATTATTCAGGCCGCGCCGCCGCTGGTTACACCAGTCGGCCAGACGCTGTTGATGGTCATGCGCAGGTTTGGCGCTGGTCGAGACGTGGAGGCGGCATGGGAGGCCGCCATCGACCAGATGACGCAGGCCGCGAAGAACCCTGGTCCGAAGCCGCCGAGCCCTGAAGAGATCAAGGCGCAGGGTGAGAAGCAAAAAGCCGAACTGAATGCACAGAGCATGCAGCAAAAGGCCGCCCTCGACAAACAGAAGGGCGAGCAGGATTTAGCGCTGTCGCAGCAGAAGGCGCAAATCGAACTGATGAAGGCGCAGGCCCAACTCCAAATCGATCAGCAAAAGCTCCAGCTCGAACGCGAGCGCATGGAGATGGAGCGCCAGAGGATGGGGATGGAGCTGCAGGTCGATCAGCAGAAGATGGCGATCGAGACTGAGGCCGCTGAGCGCGACGCGGAGATCAACGAGCGCGCTGCCATTCGTGACGACCAATTGGCGGAGCGGGCCGCCGAGCGGGACGCGGAGAGCGACGAACACGAGTTCGAGCTTGGCGAGAAGGTGAGAGAGGCCAAGGCGAAAGAGGCGATGAAGCCGAAACCGAAGGTGAAAGCATGAACTCAACCGAACTCGGCGCATCCGTCATGCGGATACGCAAGATCATCCAGCCGATTGCGCAGGCACACAGCAAATACACGCAGATCAAATGCCCGGCGCCTGTTTGGGATGCGACCGGGACCATGATCGGCGTCGTCGTAGCGCATCCCGTCACGATGGGCGGGCAGGCGTGTCAGGGCGAAGCGTCGTTTGTGGTTGCGCCGACCGACGATGATGCTGCGATTGCAGGCAAGATGAATGCTGCAATCAATGCACTCAAATGTCAGCTTCTGGTGTCGATCAAGCCGCTGAAGCGGGAGAAGTCGGCGTGAGTTGGTACGCAGGGCATGAGCCCGGAATGGCTGCAGAAGTTGAGAGGTCTGGCATGACCTACGTTTGCACGGTCCCTCCCGAATTGGGAGCGGTGACGAAGCTGGAGGTCAAGGGCGGCCGGGTCATAGCGCGCACGGAGTCCGGTTACACGATGATTGTGCCGCAGGCGACTGAGCAACGATGATGACCCGCGAAACCTGGGTCCGCCGCAACGGCAAGATGGTGCTGAAGCACAAGGCCGGGCCTCGCTCAGACCGCGTCCACGTTATCTCCGACAATTTGGGCGACGCGCTTGAGCACCACGCCTACGCGGACGGACGCCGCACCGACAGCAAGTCCCAATTCCGCAGGTGGACCAGGGAGGCCGGAGTTGTCGAGAAGGGCAACGACCGGGAGCGCCCAAAGCCTGTGCGTGAGCAGAGCATCGTGGCGGACGTGGCGCAAGCATATCAGATGGTGAAACAGGGCTACCGCCCTCGCTTGCTCAACATAGAAGGTGATTGATGGCCGACGAAGTCGTTGACGACAAGGTAATCGAAGCTCCAATCGATCCAGTTTCCGCCCGCGACGAGGTGAACGACGCGGTACGTGAAGCAATCACGAGCCTGAAGGGTGAGCCGGAAGAGGCTCCCGAGGCACCAGAACCAGACCAGCCAGTCGAAGCCGCGCCGGAACGTGTGCGCGGCCCTGACGGCAAATTCATTTCCAAGGATGCAGCGCCTGTACAGGCCGCCGCTCCCGACCCGAAATTACCGCCCCCGGAAAGCACGACAAAGCCAAGCGAGGTGCAGCCATCAACCGCTGCCGTCGCCGCTCCTGTCAGCTGGGCGGCTGATGCCAAGGCTCTTTGGCAAAATCTCCCTCCCGCGATTCAAAACGCGGTCCTCAAGAGGGAAGACGAGGCGTCCAAAGGCTTCCGTCAGTATTCCGAGCAGACCAAGCGTTACGAGCAAGCACTGGCGCCTATCGCGCAGGAATCGCAACGCCGGGGAATGACGACCGAGCAGGGCATTCAACGCCTGATGGACGGTCAACGTTTCCTGGAGACGCAGCCTGCACAGGCGATCATGTGGCTGGCTCAGACGCATGGTATCAACCTCGCAGAACTCGCAACAAATCCGCCCGCGGCTCAACCGCAGGCGCGAACTGAAGCGGCTCCGCAAGTCATCCCACAGATTACCGCGCTAGAGCAGCGCCTTCAGACCATCGAGTTCGGAAACAACCTCACACTGACGCAGCAGTTTGCGGCCTCAAAGCCGCACTATGCCGATGTCGAGGAATTCCTGCCCGACCTTATCAACGAGGTCCGGCTGGCAAATCCGAACATGTCCCCGATGGAATTACTGGAGAAAGCCTACGACCGCGCTGTCTGGCTCAACCCGGATGTACGCTCGAAGGTCATCGCTGCTGAGCATGCTCAAACACAGCAAGCCCAAACTGCCAAGGTCGCCGAAAAGGCCGCCCAAGCGACGCGAGCGGCTGTCAGCATCAAGGGTTCGTCGGCAAACTCCGTTCCGCCGCCGAAAACCCAAAGCTCCGGTAATGTCTACGATGACGTGCGTGCCGCCGTGCATCAGCTTCGCGCCGGCTAAGAGATAGCGGGCTCCCTCACAAGGAGCCATCATGGCAACCCCAAATCCGTCAATTGACGACATCGTAGCGACGACGATTGAAAACCGGTCGAAGAAGGCCGCGGACAACGTCACGCGCAACCTGGCGCTGCTCAGCTATCTGAACCGGCGCGGCAATACCCGGTCCTACTCGCCCATCGACGGCGGTACGACCATCTGGGAAGAGCTCGAGTACGCTTTGAATGGCACGACCCAATGGTACTCGGGCTATGAAGTCCTGAATATCTCCCCGCAGCAGATCTTCTCCGCGGCGGTCTACCAGATCAGGCAGGCAGCCGTTGCTGTCTCAATCTCCGGTCTGGAAGAACTCCAGAATGCCGGCGAAGAGCGGATGATCGAACTCATCGGCGGTCGCGTCTCGAACGCGGAACGCTCGCTGGAGTCGTTGATCGGTACCGGCCTTTACTCGGACGGCACCACGCCCAAGAGCATCGGCGGTTTGCAGCAGCTGGTGTCCAAGACGCCAACGGTTGGCGTTGTCGGGGGTATCGATCCGGCAACGTGGGAGTTTTGGCGCAACATCAAGTTCGCTGCGATCGCGGACGGGGGCGCCGCTGCGTCTGCGGCCAACATGAAGGGCTACATGGATGCGGTTGCGAACCAGCTCGTTCGCGGCACGGACAAGGTGGACCTCATCACGGCCGACAACAACTTCTGGGAGCTCTACAATCAGAGCCTTCAGGCGATCCAGCGCACGGAGGCCGTCAAGACCGGAGAAACCGGCTTTGAGGTCCTGAAGTATCGTTCGGCAGACGTGCTGCTCGACGGAGGCTTTCAGGGCTATTCGACCGACCCCATCCCGGTCAGCGGCTGTCCCGAGAACACCATGTACTTCCTCAACACCCGTTACGTGAAGTATCGGCCGCACCGCGACCGGAATTTCAATGCGATCGGGCCGAAGCGCATGTCTGTGAACCAAGACGCATCGGTCAAATTGCTTGGGTTCGCAGGCAACATGACAATCAGCAACCGCCGCCTTCAGGGCGTGCTGTTCAACTCGTAAGGAGCGACGCACATGACCATTCCTTTCGTCACTTCCGGTCAGCTGGGCGTCGATCTCAGCGCGGTCTACTCGCCGGAATCGAGCCTGTACCCCTACGTGTCCGACAACCAGCAGTTCAAGCTGGGCCAGCAGGTCACGGCGGCGGACAACTCGGTGTGGGTCTATGTCCTCTTCGGCGTCGGCGGCGTGACCGGGCTCGGTTATGCCGTCGTATTCGATGAGGCATTCGGTGCTGTGATGATGTCGAACTCGGTCGGCGGTCTCGGCGACAAGATCGGCATCGCGCCGGCCGTTGCTGCTTCCGGCGATTACGGCTGGGTGCAGGTCTATGGCACCTGCGACGACATCCGCGTCTCGGCTTCCTGCGCCGCGAACGTTCCGCTCGCCTCCACAGTTACGGCCGGAGAACTGGACGACGCGGTCGGTACCGGCACCAAGAACATCACCGGCATCATCCTGACGACCGCGCGTGCGGCATCGGCAGGAAATGCGCCGGGCTCCCTCAACTACCCGATCATCGGCACCACCAACGCCTGATCGGTATCACTCAATGGCCCCGCTGGCATGTCGCTGGCGGGGCTTTTTCATGGAGAAGGTGAATGAGCAGTCTAGATTTTTTCCCGTCCAGCTACACGCCGGACGGCATCGCCGTATTCGGCACCGACGAAAAGCTGCTGGTGAAGTTCTACCGGCATGCCGAGCTTTCGCAGCACAAGTCGAAGCAGGAAGGCCGCCCCGTCTATGACGACTGGGAGATGGTGAGTGTCATCCAGCCCGGCGAAAAGGATGAAGTGAAGGTGCTCGCCAGCGACTGGCACCGCAGGCGGTTTCCCAGGCAGTACGAGGCGTTCAAGAACGGCCTTGAACAGGCTCACACCGGCACGCCGATCGAGCTTCTGCTCCCGGCCGAGCCCAGCACAGTGCTCGCGCTGAAGGGCAACAATGTGTTCACGGTCGAGCAATTGGCCGGCATCTCCGACACGGCGATGAACAACATTCCGATGGGCCGCACGCTTTCGGAGCGCGCGCAGAAATACCTCGCAAGCGCGCAGGGCGGCCAAGGCTTCCACCAGATGGAGGCGATGCAGAAGCAGATCGAGGAACTGAAGGCCCAGCTCGCCGAGCGGCCAACGGAAGCGCAGGCGGCTCCCCAGCCTGAACAACGGCGCGGACCAGGACGGCCGCCTAAAGCACCTCAAGGAGAAGAGTAATGGCACTCGCGAAAGATTTGATGCAGGTCGGCATCTCCGACCAGGCCGCTATTCGTCTGGGTTACCAGATCGGTAGCGCCGCTGGAGCTGGTACGACTGCTGCCGATGCGACCGTTCTCAATGGAACGGCCACTCTCATCATCATTGGGAGTGGCGCAGCGAACAGCGGCGTGAAGCTATCGGCAAATTCGGAAATCGGGACCGGCTATCTGGTGAACAACGTCACCGCGAACGCCATCATCCTGTATCCACCGACCGGTGCCGGTTTCAATCAGGGCGCCGTTTCATACACCATGCCGGCGAAGTCGGCGGCGCTGGCAGTCCGTAATAGCCAGAACGGCTGGTTCTTCCTGCCTGGTGTGACCACTCCGTAATCTGAACTGGGGTCGGTCCATTGACTTTCCTTGAAATAATCCAAACAGCGGCCAATGAGCTGGGGCTGAATGCTCCGACGACCCTTGCGGGTACGACGGACCTTCAGCTCATCCAGCTTATGGCGCTGACCAATCGCGACTGCACGCAACTGTATCGCGATTACGACTGGACCGATCTTCAGACGGAATACATCATCAACGTCGAGGCGGCGATCACCACGACCGGCGATGTCGTTGCAAACGACGCCATCGTGAGCAACATTCCGTCTACTGCAGGGCTCAGCACAAGCTACGCCGTGTCAGGAAACGGAATGCCGCCGGCTCAGCGCGTGGCCGAGGTACTCTCGCCAAACTCTGTACGCCTCGAAATGCTCCCGACTGCAAGCGAGGTCGGACAGCAACTGGTGTTCGGCAAGGACACCTATGATCTGCCGGAAGACTTCGACCGCTACATCGGGAAAACTTGGTGGGACCGGACCAACCACTGGCAGTTGATGGGTCCGGATAGTCCGCAGATGTATCAGTACATCCGCTCGGGGATCTTCACCACGGGTCCGCGGCGCCGCTGGACACAGATTGGCCGCAGGCCGTCCGCATGGCGGATTTGGCCTCCGCCGTTTGCTGGCGGCGCACCAGCGCCTGGTGCGCTCGTCTGGATGTACATTTCGAAGCATTGGTGCGCGAAGGTCGACGGTACGTTTACCGACAAGATGACGGCGAATGATGACGTGCCGTTGCTGGACGATCAACTGGTCATTCTCGGTGTGAAGTGGCGCATGTGGCAAATTAAGGGCTTTGAGTATGCCGCTTTGCAACAGGAATATCTTGATGCGGTTGCGGCCAAGTTTGCTTCCGATGGCGGCATTCCGGATCTCTATCTCAATCGCAGATCGGGTCCATTCCTGATCACGAACGGCAACGTTCCGGACGGCAACTGGCCGGGGCCGGGTAGCGGCTGATGGGTGACCGATCAAAGGAGATTGCTGCGCTTTTGACGCAGCGGCCCTCCCATCCGTCGCCCTATGCTCAACCTGACGTGGGTCAGACGAATACGCAATTGCCACTGCTGGACGAGATGGCGTTCAAGCAATGGGTTGCACAAAACAACGTTCCGTTCGATCCGAAGGCGCAACAGTCTGACTACGACATGCGCGGCTTCTGGCAAGGCATGCAGCAGCAGAACCCCCGCGCGACTGCTTCGATTAATCCTAACGATCAGCAAATGCACTACCCCGACTATTGGAAAACGCCACTGCATCAGACGTTCTCCAACGAAAGCAAGTTCGCGGGGCCGGTAGCGCCAATGTGGAACGATCAAGATCAACTGATCAGCCCCGGCGGCCGAATTCTTTTCGACGAGCGAAGACGATAATGCGCGCAAGTTTCAATGCCAAACGGACGGGGAAAACGCCTCGTCCGATGGTGGCGCGCGGCGCATCGATCCCGGCGCCCGTCGAGGGATGGGACGCCGTATCGCCTATCGCGAACATGAAGCCAACGCGGGCTGTACGGCTCATCAACTGGTTTCCACAACCGGATTGGGTGGAGTTGCGTCGTGGCTTCACGCGGCATTGCGACACGATGTCGGGCGCGCCAGTTGAGACGATCGCAGCCTATCAGGGCGTTTCCAGTAACGCGATGTTTGCTGCGTCTGTCGATACAATCTACAACGTCACGTCCTCTGTCGCGACGGCTGACGTAACCGGCCTGACGAACGCGCGGTTTCAGTTCACAAACTTCGCAACGACCGGCGGCAACTTCCTCTACATGGTCAACGGCGCCGATGTCCCGCAGTATTATGACGGGACTTCCTGGGCGACGGCAACGATTACCGGAACGGGCATCAGCTCCACCGATTTCATTCACGTTGTTCCGCACAAAAACCGGCTGTGGTTTACCATCGCCGGGTCGTCGGATGCGGCCTATCTGCCGGTCGATAGCATCCAGGGGACTGCTACCAAATTCCCGATTGGCGGCAACTGGTCGCTCGGTGGCTTCCTTATGGCAATCTGCTCATGGTCGCTCGATGCCGGCGACGGTCCCGACGACTATATTGCGTTCATTTCATCGAAGGGGCAGGTATCGGTCTATCAGGGGATTGATCCAGCGTCCGACTTCAAGATTGTCGGCACGTTCTATACCGGATCGCCGATCGGCCGGCGCTGCTTTACCAAAGTCGGGGCTGATATTGCTCTGATCTGCATCGATGGTGTTGTGCCGCTATCAAAGGCATTGATTTTCGAGCGCGCCGCGGTTGCCAAGGTCACGATGACCGAGCGAATCCAGCGCGTCATGAACAATTCGGCAAGGCAGTTTGGGGACAACTTCGGCTGGCAACTGATCTCCTATCCAAGAGGAACACGGGCTATCCTCAACGTTCCGATCTCGGAAAACGGGGAGCAACAGCAGTATGTCATGAACACCCTGAACGGGGCTTGGTGCCAGTTCACTGGTATGAATGGCTCATGCTGGGAGATTTTTGACGAGCGCCCATTCTTTGGCGGCAATGACGGCGCGGTCTATGAGGCTGACAGGTCCGGCACTGATTACGGGCGCACGCTCAGCGCCGACATGATGACGGCATTCGATTACTACAAGTCGCGCGGCCATCAAAAGCGCTGGACGATGTGTCGGCCGCAATTGACGACGGATTCCCAAGTACAGCCCGGCATTGCGTTCAATGTCGATTTCCAGACGAACGCCCCGATTTCTGTCTCGCAAACCCCGGCATCGTTCGCCTCGCTGTGGGATGCGTCGCTGTGGGATCAGGCGCAATGGGGCGGCCAAATCCAGACGAAAGCCGATTGGACGTCGGTTGTCGGCATGGGCTACTGCGCATCCATTCGAATGGTGGTTGATATTCAGAGTTCTATTGCCGGCGGCGGGGCGTTGTGGGGAATATCGCTTTGGGGTGTGAACGAGTGGGCGATCCCTGACGGCGCTGAGATCACGCTTCAGGTGAATGGCTTTGATTTACTCATGGCTGACGGAGCTTTCATTTGATCCTGCTTGGGCACGATGAGATCGTTAGTGATTGGGTGGGAAAGATCAACGGCAAGCCGTTCATTGAGGTGTGCAAGGCGATCGGCATTGTGAATGACGATGGGCGTTTGACCGGGGGCTACGTCTTCACGGGCTACAACGGCTCCTCGATAGAGGTGTCGCTGGCCGGTAAAGCCTCGATCACGCGCGGCGGCTGGCGCGTTGTGACCGCTTACGTGTTCGATCAACTTAAATGCTCGCGGCTGCAGGTTCACACCAGCATGAAGAACAAGCGCGTCAGGAAGATCATCGGCAACAGCTTTCCGAAAGGGAGCTTTGAAGGCATTTCTCATCGCTTCTACGGCGACAGCGATGCGGCAACGTATGCCCTGACAATCGACAACCTCGCTGCGTTCCGCGCGAAGTGGAGACTTTGAGATGGATGCACCCTCGGCACCAGCTGCGCCTGATCCTACGCAACTCGTCAGCCAACAGGCGAAGGCGAACAAGGATACGGCGGTCTCACAGTTTGGCCTGAACGCGGTCAACCAGTCCGGTCCTGCGGGCTCACTGAGCTACAGGCAGGTCGGAACCTGGGAAGACGGCACGCCGCGATTTGAAGCCGTGCAGTCCTATGCTCCTGGCGAGCAGGCTGTGTTCGACGCCAATCAGAGGGCGCGGCTGGGCTACGGCAACCTTGCGAACGACCAGATCGGGCGCGTTTCGCAAGCATTGAGCCAACCGTTCAGTCTCGACAACGAGGCGACGGAAGCGCGGCTTTACGAGCTTGGCAGCAAGCGTCTCGATCCTCGGTTTGAACGCGAGAGCGCTTCGCTGGAAACCGATCTCATCAACCGCGGTATTCGGCCCGGCTCTGAAGCCTACAAGACAATGCGCGGGCAGTTCTCCGAGGGCAAGAACGATGCCTACAATCAGCTTCTGCTGACTGGTCGCAATCAGGCTGTTGCCGAGGCGCTGACCGAGCGCAATCAACCGCTCGCTGAACTGAATGCACTGCGGGGCGGCTATGAGGTCGCCGACCAGAACTATGTCAACACGCCGACCGCTGGTGTTGCGCCGACCGATACCCTAGGCGCAAACCAGATGGCGCTGAACCAGCAGAACCAGCAATTCCAGGCTGAGCAGAACCAGAACAATGCGCTCATGAGCGGCCTGTTTGGTCTCGGAAGCTCTGTGTTGAGCTTCGGCATGGGCGGATGGGGCAGCGGTGGCAGGAGCATGGGCGGCATGGGCCTAGGCTCTGGCACAGGCAGGCTTTACTGAGATGGTAGAGAGCGGGAGCTACACTCCGGAGCAGATCGAGCGCCGCAGGGCCATTGCTATGGCGATGATGAACCCCGGCAAGACGCCGAAGATTGAGCACTGGGCGCAAGGTCTCGATTTGCTTGGCAAGACCGCGCTCGGTTCGCACATGATGAACCGTGCCGACGACATGGATCGCGAACGTCGCGCGGCTGATAACAAGGTGCTTGAGGCTCTGATGGGCGGGGGTCAGACCGCTCCAGCCGCTGCGCCAGTCGGCAATGCCGGCGTCAATCCCATGGGCTCGCTCCCTCAGATGCCGAATGCGGCACCGGGGAAGATCTACGGCAACGACGAAGCAAGCCCGCTCGATCCGCCATCGGGCGATGATCGGGACAGGGCTATTCGCACGATCATTGCTGAAGCGGGCAACCAAGGCCCAACCGGCATGAACGCGGTCGGAAGTGTCATCCGCAATCGAGCGGTTGGCGGAGGGGCGACGCCCTCACAGGTCGTCATGGCACCGAACCAGTTCGAGCCATGGAATACTGCTGGCGGTCGCGCCAAGATGGCTGCGATCGATCCGAACAGTCCGCAATTCCAGCAAGCATCCCAAGCTCTCGAATCCGCCTATGCAGGCAACGACCCGACGAACGGGGCAACCAACTTCTACGCTCCGAAGGCGCAGGCTGCGCTGGGTCGTCCGGCTCCTGCCTGGGATAACGGCAGGGGCGTGGACATCGGCGACCACAGATTCTTTGGCGGGGCAAACGCGCCGGTTGCGGCTGCGCTCACGCAGACGGCACAGGCTCAGCCAGCTCAGGGCGGCATCCTCTCCGGTGCCACGCCGCAGCAGCGGGCGGCGATAGTTGCCGGCATGAACGCAAGCGAGGGTAGCCCGGCCCGCGCCATCGCAATGAGTCTGATGCAGACGTTAGCAAAACCGCGTGACCAATGGGTTGATGAGCGTGGCGCCGACGGCAGCTTCTACCAAAAGAACACACTGACCGGTGAGCGCAAGGTTGTCGAAAAGTCGGATGTGCTTCCGGACGCGGCTGTTCGGCAGAAGATCGATATTGCTAAGGCCGCCAAGCCTGAAACCACGATCAACAACACGGTCAACCCGATCCTGAAGGGCGTTGGGGATCGGTTCAACGAGGACATGGAAGTCGCGAAGGCTTCCGTCCCGCAAATTCAAGGCATCTTCGAAGCGCGCCGCGCTCTTGATCAAGGCGCTATTACCGGCCTTGGTGCTGATCCAAAGCTGTTCATGGCTAAGGCCGCGAACTTGTTTGGGCTCGGCTCGGATGCCGCCTCGAATACTGAAGTGCTGCGCTCCTCGATCGGCAACTCGGTTCTTGCGAAGGCAAAGACATTGGGTGCCAACCCGTCGAACGCAGATCGGGACTACATCGAAAAGGTCGTAGGCGGGTCGATTGCCTTGGAAGAAAAGTCGATGCGCCGGCTGCTCGACATGCAGGAGAAGTGGGCGCGCGACGCTATCAAGCGCGCGAACTCTGCTGGGCAGAAGATGTTGCAGTCCAAGCCCAAGGAATTGGAGGGCGTGGCGGGGCTTCTGGCGGTTGATGAACCGCCTGATTACACTGCATGGAGCACCGCAAACCCGATGGAGGCGCCGCAATCTGTTCCGGCTCCGGGTCGCGTTCGCAAGTTCAATCCTGCAACCGGCAAGATCGAATAATGCCGCAGCGCATTGATGTCCCCGGTATGGGGGTTGTCGAATTCCCAGATGGGATGTCAGACGATCAGATCACGGCTGCCATCACGGCGAACATGCCTAAGCGCGAGACGATGGCGGACGACCTCTACAAGTCGGTAGATCGCGGATTAGCGAAGGGCGTTGCGACGATCGGTGGTGCGCTCGGAGACCTTTCTGATCTTGGTGCGCGCGGCATTCATGCTGGCACGAATTGGGTCGAACGCAAGCTGGGCATGCCGGAAACGCCTGCGCCCGATTATTCCAAGTCCATCCTCAATAATATTCCGACCAGCAAGAGCGTCGGAGACGCCATCCAGCGCGATTTCTATGCTGGCGAGAAACCTTACGTTCCGCAGTCCAAAGCTGGTGAGGTCTTGGAAGCTGTTGGAGAGTTCGCGCCAACGGCGATTGTCGGGCCCGGCGGAGCTGTAGCCAAGGCACTCTCCACGGTAGGCGCTGGCGCAGGCAAGGTGTTCGGCGGGGATGCCGCAGCGTCAACCCTCGGGGAGGGCGCTCGCCCCTATGGTGAGTTTGCTGGCACTGTGGCGGGCGCTCTGACACCAGGAGGCGCCGCGCGCGCAATCACGCCAAACCCCATTTCGCCGGCACGCCAGCGGCTGCTGGACACGCTGGAGAACGAAGGCGTCACGTCCCTAACGGCCGGACAGCGCACGGGCAGCAAGCGGCTTCAGTACCTTGAAGACGCGGCCGGCAACGCGCCGGGTGCCGGCCGAGGTGCTGAGCGCATCACCCAAGAGGGACAGGAGCAGTTCACGGAGGCGGTTAATCGCCGTGCCGGCATTGCCGGCCGAGAGGCGACGCCAGAGGTGCTGGCGAATAACCAGCAGCGTCTTGGTGACGCTTTCCGCGACCTTTCGGCGCGCAATAATTTGACGCCCGACAATCAGTTCGTAACCGACATCGTCGCCGCCGCTCGCAACTATCGGCGCGTGCCGGATTCGCAGCAGAGGGCCATCGTGCAGGGCTACATTGATGACATTATCGGTCACGTGAACGCTGGCGGCATGCCGGGGCGCGAGTATCAGGAGATGCGATCGCGCCTGTCCCGACAGGCTAATTCTCTGCGCCAGAGCGATCCGACACTGTCCGAGGCGTTGCGTGATATGCGCAACGCGCTCGATAACGCGATGGATCGGTCTATCCCGGCCGGCTCTCCGGATGCGCAGTTGTGGCGTCAATCGCGCCAGCAATACAGCGCTCAGAAGGATATCGAAAAGGCCGCGAGCCGCGCGGGCGAGGCAACGGCAGAAGGGCAAATAGTCCCGGCCAATCTGCGCAACGTGGCCGCCGCGAACAATCGTGGCGCATACGCACGAGGAGAGGGGCAGTTTTCAGAACTGGCGCGGGCTGGGTCCGGAGTGATGGCGCCGCTGCCAAACTCGGGCACGGCACAGCGCTACAATGCGTTCCAGCTTCTTAATCAGATTACAGGCGGGGCAATCCCAGCGGCCACGGGTAGGGCGTTAATGTCGCCGCCCGTGCAATCCTACCTAAGCAACCAGCTCATGACCGGGCAGTTTGCGAACCTACCACCAGCGCGTCAGGCGGTCTTGCGAGCCCTGCTCTCTCAGGATCGGTCGCAATTTCTTCCCCAGCCATCGCAATAAGCGGAAGAGATCGCCGAGCAAAACTGTCGCGCCAAAAGCGCAGAAGCCGGCCACCAGGCTGAGAACGAGCCCGTTCGGCGTCCACTCGTAATAAATGCCAGTAAACCCGACCGCCAAAAACACGGTCAACTGAAACAGTTTCCAAAGCATCAAAGGCCGTCCTCCGGGGCGGCTTTTTGCATTCTAGGAGCATCCTGAATGAGCCGCAACGGGGGAGGTGTCTATACCCTCCCAGAACCCCCCTTCATACCAAACACGGTCATCTCATCCTCGGCGGTGAACAGCGACTTTTCGGATATCGCTGATGCCCTGACGGGATCGCTTGCCCGAGACGGGCAGGGCGGCATGACCGGGCCGCTACTGCTGGCATCGCAGGGCGTGACCTACGTCTCGGACCCGAATACGGGCCTGCGCAGGTCTGCGGCGGATACGCAGGAGATATTCGGCGGCGGGTTGGTGCAGGCGACGATTGGCCCGACCGGGGCGGATTTCGCGGTCCCGCTGAAGCAGGGTGGGTTTGACGTTCTTCTGGTCGGTGAGATTAAGATGTTTGGCGGGTCGACCGCCCCCGCTGGCCATCTACTCTGCTACGGCCAAGCAATCTCTCGCGCAACCTATTCCGCTCTGTTTGTGGTTCTAGGTACGGCCTACGGCGTTGGTGACGGGTCAACCACCTTCAACATTCCTGATCTTCGCGGCCGAGCGCCGTTCGGTAAAGACGATATGGGCGGCGTCGCCGCGGGTCGGCTTACGTCCGCGACGATGACGCCTGATGGCACCACGCTTGGTGCCACTGGTGGGGCGCAGACGGTGACTGTCGCTCAGGCCAATCTACCGAACATCAACTTCAACGTGACGGGCATTACGCTGAACGATCCAGGGCACAGCCATTCGGTCGGCGTTGCTCAGCAGAATGCTTATGCTTTCGGCAGCAACGCCGCGGCAAATTTCGTGGGAAGCATTTCCACAACGACCGTGACAACGGGCGTCACGGTCGCAACCCAAGGCTTCGCTCAATCTGGCGGTAGCGGGACCGCCCTGACCAATATGTCTCCTGCCATCATCGCTAATTACATCATTTTCGCAGGGGTCTGAAAATGCCACGCAATCCATCCACGGGCATTTTCACCCGCGTCTCGAACTCCTTCTCCGACCCGATCGTCAACACGGTCATTGATCCGAACGACGCCATTGCGTTGTTTGACGACTACGACGAGGGAATGACGTTTGACGACGCCGAGCCGCTGATCCTGATCGGCTCAACGTCTGGCGTCGTCACCGTCGAGGCGACCGACGCGGCCACTGGCACGGTCATCATGCCGAACGGGCCTGATACGCTCGTTGCCCGCACCTCGACGGACACGCTGGAAAACAAGTCGATTGACGGGCTTGACAACACTATCACCAACGTCTCGCTTACAACGGGCGTCACGGGACAACTGCCAAACGCCAGCCTAGCCAACATGGCGGCGTATACCTTCAAAGGAAATAACACTGGAGGTTCGGCTGCTCCAACCGACGTAGACATCGCCGCTCTGACGACCAAGGGGTCTCCGGCTGCTGGTGACTACATCATGCTCTCCGACCAAGCCGCCTCTGGTGCTTGGAAGAAAGCAAGCGTTGCATCTGTTGCCTCGGCTGGCTCCGTCTCCTCGATCGCTGGCAACACGGGTGCGTTCACGCTCGCGAACGGAATAGGCAATACCGGCAATCAGATCGAACTGACAGCCGCGCGGCGTACACTGCCGACAACGCAAGCCTTCACGTCCGGGACTGGCGCGACCTACACCACGCCAGCCGACTGCCTTTGGATTGAAGTCTGGATTGTCGGCGCGGGTGGAGGTGGAGGTGGAACGGGCACAGCCAGCAACGGCAATGGCGGGACTGGCGGTACGACAACCTTTAACTCCATCACGGCGATCGGTGGAGGCCCCGGCGTCGCTGGTCCAACAGCGGCTGGAACATCTGGTTCTCCGGGGGCGTCTGGCGGCACAGGCGGATCGGGCAGCACTACTCGCCGCGCCGCCGGCTCTGGCGGTGTGGCCGGCGATACGGGCGTGTCTGCTGTCACGAACGGCGTAGGAGGCTGTGGCGGCAGCGCCATGGGATTCGGCGGCGGCGGTCGTGGAGGCATCAGCGGCGCAGCCGGCGTTGCGGGCGGTGCCAACGGAGGCGGCGGCGGTGGTGCCGGCGGCGGCTCAGGCGGGCAGGGCGGCGCGGGTGGCGGTGGCGGTGGCGAGGTGGCTTACCTGATTATCAATTCGCCGGCCGCGTCCTATACGTACACGGTTGGCACCGCAGGGACTGCAGGTGCGGCCGGCACGTCAGGCTTTGCCGGCGGTGCTGGGTCGGCTGGGTATATTTTCGTTATGGAGCACTACGGGAGCTGAGGGTGCCGGTGGTGTGCGACCCGCGCGGCAAGAAGGCAGAACGCCAAAAAATTTGGGAAGATATATCGGTCGGACAGCACCGCTGCAGATGTTGCGATGGCGACGGAATGGGCGACCAAGAAACTGATCAGAACCATGGCTGGCCAGTCGATGAGATCGTGCCATTTGGGACGTCGGCGCCTGATCGCAATCCAGATGAGGGCAATTGCAGAAATCGTTACGGCCGGTTTGATGATGAAGTACGCGACGGCAGCGAAGTATGATCGTTTGAAGCCGAAAGTTGTTTCTCGGGCCAGCATTGATGATGCGTGTCGGAATGTCGACAATCCAACCATTGAAGCCGCGAAGAAACCAGCTGCCCGCGCAATGTGCCCCGCAGGATCTTGTGCGTAAGATGCGAGAAGGACGGCGCGAGAGGCGGAATCGAGGTCTTTCTTAGAGCAGGAAAGCGATATTGCTTCGGCTTCTTGGAGGGGCCCGAAGTGAGGTTGCTGCCAAATGTCCCGGATCGGCTTCAGCTCCATTCTATCGCGGGTCAAAGCGACGGGATGGCCATTGCACCACACAGTCACCTGTTCGGGGATTACTCTGTCAAGGTCAGCATTCGCTCGCACAAGGGCTGCCATGTAGGCGACCTGGGGAAACGCGAGTGGCATTGCGATGAAGGCACCAAAGATAGCGGATAGCGCCATCGTTCTTGCACTAAGGGCGAACCGGTCACGAGCGAGCAAGTAAGCGACATGCGCGAACAAAAACACGAAGACAAGTTTCACAAATACGAGGCTGGCGGCTAGAGCAAAGGTCGCAACCCAGCGCTGTCGAGCCAATGCCGACAGATACAACAGAAGCAAGGACGCGATCAGACCGTCCGGATAAATTAGCTTCTGAAGGTATGCGTAGTACGGAATGCACGCTGCGGCGATCACGAGCAGTGCATACCGATTGGGGGCGAACGTTGCGATCGCAACCCACAACGCCGCGATAAAAACCGCCGCCTGTGCGAGAAAAAGGCCAAACGGGAAAGTCTGGTTGATTGTTGTGGCGCAGTAAAACAGAGGGTAGCCCCAACTCCGCATAGCTTTGAATTCTGGAAGAGGGCCCGACGAGCAGAGCTTGACGACGAGGTAAAGATAGTCCGGCACGTCGCCATCTGTGGCGGTCGGAAGCAGGCTCAATATCAGTACGTAGACCGCGACGAGCGCCATCCATGGCGCGGCTCCCCGAAAGGTTCTTACGGCTTCGATCATGCCGCGAACCTACACCACACAACAACCCAACCGCCAGCCGCCTCCGGGCGGCTTTTTGCTGTCCACAAGGAGCTTTTCCGAATGAAGAACGCTTTTGAGGCCGTCAAACGCGGCTATTCCGCCGCCGTCAAATGGGTGGACGACAACCCGCAGACGACGCTGTGGTTGGCGCTGGCGGCGCTGGTGGCTGCGCTGGTGCTGGCATGAGCGCATCAGGCTTCGCCCGCGCGCTGCCTCGCGTGCTGGTCCACGAGGGCGGCTATGTCAACGATCCGGCCGATCCAGGGGGCGCCACCAACAAGGGCGTCACGTTCAGGGTCTACGACGCCTATCGAACCCGCAAGGGACTCGAAACCCGCGACGTGCGCCAGATCACCTCCGAGGAAGTCTCGGATATCTATCGCCTGCAATATTGGAACGAGGTTCACGGCGACGAGCTCCCGGCCGGTGTCGATTATGTCTTGTTCGACGGCGCGGTGAACTCGGGCTGCACGCAGTCGATCAAATGGCTCCAGCGCGCGCTCGGCACGGTCACGGTTGACGGCCAGATGGGGCAGGCCACGCTTGCCGCGGTTCGTGAGCACGGCAGCCCGGCCGCGCTGGTCGATGCTATCTGCGATCGCCGCATGGCCTTCCTGAGGGCCTTGAAGACGTGGCCCAGGTTCGGCAAGGGCTGGTCATCCCGTGTCGCTTGCGTCCGCAAGGTCGGCAAGGCGTGGGCTGCCGGGGCAGGGATCGGCTCGGCACTGCCAACCGAGGCGGCACCGCAAAGGGCTCTCATCAGGGACGCCCAGAGCCTTCCCGGCAAGGGGGCCGCAGATGCCACCACGGGTGGCGGGATCGTCACGGGCGGCCTAGGCACGGCGCTGGAGACGGCACGGCAGCAGCTCGAACCGTTTGCCGACGCGAGCCCGATCATCGGCAAGCTTGTTGCGGGACTGATTGTTCTTGGCGTCCTGCTCATGGTCGGCGGCTTCGCCTATCGCTGGTACGCGAGCCGGAAAGCCAAGGCGCTGGCTGACGCACTGGATCTGCCTCAGGGGGTGGCCGCGTAATGTGGACTGCAATCATCGGCTTTATCGGCGGCCCCGTCATTCGCGGACTGCTTGATGCCTACAACGCCAAACTTAAGGCCGGCAACACTTCGGAGAAGATCGCGGCCGATGCTGCGGCCGGCGAGCAGGCCACGCAGCAGATCGAAATCCAGGCACAGACGCAATATCGCATTGCCGCGCTCGGCTATTGGTACGAACCGGACAAGATCATGGGCTACGCGGTTGCGGTATACGTTGCCAAGCTCCTGATCTGGGACAAGGTTCTTGGCCTCGGAACGACGGACCCGCTGGCCGGTTGGATTGAGATCACGGCAAATCTCATCGTTGGCTCGTATTTTGCCAAGCGCGGCTTCGAAAATGTAGCTCGGATTTTGAAACGATGACCAAGCGGCCCGCAACGGTGGTCGACAAGTCCGATACAAGCTGGCATGTAGATAAGAAGGTGCCCATCAGCCTCATCGTTACTCTCGTTCTCGTGTTCGGCGGCCAGACCGTCACGGCACTCTGGTGGGCCTCCAAGGTGGACGCGCGCATTGAGCGCCTGGAGGACACCGCCAAGTTATCCACTCCGCAGACCCTCGCCCAAGGCGACCGGTTGACCCGCGTCGAGGTCAAGCTGGAATCGGTCCTCGACAGCGTGACCGAGATCAAGACGCTGCTGCGATCAGCCAAACGCTGATGAGAGTGCGAGCCTTGAGTGATCTAGGCTTACGCGCCGCCCGATCTCCTCGCCTTCCTCCTCTCCCTCCACGCCTCCTTCCTCACCGGCTCCGGTCGCCTTTCCGGTCCGTGCACAGCGCGAGAAAGCATCTGCCGTGCGATATGCAGCGGTAGCTGCGATGGATGCTCTGCGGCGTACAGAACGGCTCCGGCTACGTCCTCGTTGGGATGCTTCAGCAGGTAGGATCTGGCGTCGGCGAGGGTGGTGAGTATCTCCCCGTCTGGCGTGACGATGGGGAGGAATTCGAGGCGGGCTTGCCAGTTCATCACCCTGGCTTCAACTGCTTCGATCTCAGGCACTCCTCCCGGAACGCTGGGTCTGCAACAAACCTGGCACAGGCATCAAGCGGGCCATGCCAGAGAGCCTGGCCACCCTTCAGGACCGATTGCCAGCCCTCCGGGCCTCTTCCCATCGGGACGATCTCGTAATCCTCATAGCCGAACGCTACGCCCTCCGGGTCATTCGCCACGATCCATGCATCGGCATCGTCGCCACTGCTGAACGCGATGTACCGATCGGCGGTCGTGTCGTGATAAATCCATATCATGGCCGGAATCTAGGGCAGGGGCCGGGGAGTGCAAGGGCACTTCTGGCTTACGATTGGCGCTCTGCGGCAATAAGGTCTCGCAGATCGCTCAGTTCCAAGGCCCGCTGCTGCGGATGTTTCCTCGGCTGCTGCACTGATTATGATACGGCTTTTGCTTACACTCGTAAGAACTGCTCAATTCGCTCTGGATCGCTTTCCAGAAAGGCCCGCAGTTCAGGCGTCATTGCCGTTTCGGAGCGTCCGATAGCTTGCAGCATGACGCCAATGCCACTGCGTGGGGACCATTCTGCAGGCAGTCCGCGCGCAGTCATCTCGTTGGTTGCGGCTGCGATGCCATACTTCAAGGCAGCCACAAGCTCTTCGGCAAAAATAACATCAACGCATCGGAAATCGTCGCCAGTGCCAGATACGGCCCACATCGTTTCTTGTTCTAATTTCGATTTCATCGTGACGCCTCCAATCTTTGAGATTCTACAACATCGCCGGTAGTTGTCCAAATGATCTGGCTCATCCTCGACCTTGCCGGCGACATAGGCGGGATACACTGTTTCTGGTGGTGGTCGGCTATGGCCTTCGCCACCCGCTCAACCATGCTCATTTGTCGCTCCCTGCTCAACAGTGCGCTTGGGCAGCGCGCGGATGTAGGCTGCAATTTCCTCAGAAGCGGAAACTCGGTGCTGGCAAAACTTGTTTGCATCCGTAGCAGGTTTGCCTGAGCGGGCTTGATACTCGTTGTTCTCGGTGATCAGGTCTCGGCCTATGCGAGCCATGCCATCTGCGATCCTCGCGCATTCTTCGATCGCGGTCTCCCTCTCCGAGAGGCTGGAGCGGGGCCTGATCACGTAGCCCGCAGCCTTCAGCCTTTCGACAATCGAAAGCATCTGCTCTGTTGCCGTGTCGTCGCTCGAAATGCCGGTGATGATGGCATTGACTATGGCCTCGTTCAACTCACTCATCGTTCCTCCTTCTCAATACCAGTTCAAGGGATTCCACCACACAGGGTTGCCACCCTGCCGGTGCAGCATCGTGTCGATCAGCAGCACGGCAAGGAACAGCACAACGGCCGCTCGGAGCATCAGGCGGGTCATGGCTGCTGCTCATCATCGCTCGGGCTGCGCACGGTTGGCGGAGGCTTTAGAGCCACCCCGGCCGGAGTAATCTCAAGTAGCCCCATTGCAACGAGCGCCTTGACATCCCTGTCTTCGAAATCATCGTCTTCGACCGCCGCCCCGCGACCTCGCCAAAGTCCGTCAAACCATTGAACCAATCCGCCTGACTTCGCCCACCCCAAGATTCCTGAAATGTCTCTGTCACTCATCCCTGTTCCTCCTTCGATCCCTCGGCGGGAGTGGTGGGGTGTGACCATGCCGCGTCTAATATCCGTTCTGCCCACCAATAGCAGCCAGTCTCGTCGTGCGGCTTGCCGTTGTCGTCAGGCCCCCATCGGCAGAACGGGCATGGAACGACATCTCCCTCCATCAGCGAGGGAGCTTCGCAGCCGCGCGCCTCCCGCAAGATGCGGGCGACGATCCTGATTTGCGCACTCCGGTCATCCGTCATCGACGTTGTGATCCTGCGTTGAGTTGTCGCGACGGCCATGGCTTCACCTGCTCGCCGTATGGGTCGCCTATGAAGTATTCGCCATCCCACATCAATGCATCTGCCTGTCCGGAGAACACCAGCCAAGCCGCGTACAGCCGGCCTTTGATGCCGCTACGGGTGCCGCTGAATCGGTGGCCTTCCTCGGCTAGGAGCGATAGCGTTTCTCGTTGGGCAAATACGATTGTCGTGTCCCTCATCGGCTCACTCCTCGGTCAACAGTAGCAGGCTGTGCGCGGCTTGCCGCACATGAGGCACGTCTTGGGTCTCACAGGATCTGAACTGAGCACGAGCTTCCTGCACTTCGGACATTCGCTGTCATAACGGAGAACGGCGACGCTGCAGCAGGCCGTGAAGTCGGTGCTGTTGAGCGGGCTGCTCTTGTAGGTGTGGGTTATGCCGGCCTTGTTCATTGCGTCGCTCCTATCCAGCGTCGTGGTGTCGTGTTGCGATTGGCTTCACTTGAGCGTAGAGCTTCCATTTCTTCTTTGGTGCGGTGGCCCTTCCATTGTTCCTCTGGCGGCCGTAGACAGACGCACCACCGAGCGTGCTCGCCGTCATAGCCACACCTGTCGCAAATCCAGTGGCCGCTCATGCTCGATTCTTCCCAATTACTGGCCGGCAGCGGTCGATTGCCGCGCCTCGAACGGTTCAATCTCGGCCCAGGCCACAATCTTGTCCTCGCCCAGGTCGGCAGCGAAATTCCCGCCGATCACCCGGATCGAGCCAAGCATGAACGTTACGTGGTAGGCCCTACGGCGATCCTCGCGGCCCCAATCCTCGTCCACCACGACAAGACACGGCCGATCTTTCGGAAGCGACTTAACGTCTGTGTTCCAGCAGGTCATTGCGTCACTCCTATCCAGGGTCGCAGCGGCGGTTAGGCGGTGCGAACCTGCGGCATGTGGATCGGCAGCCCTTGCAGCCGCTCGCCGTAAGCAATGGCTTCTTCCTTAGTCTTGAAGGAGCCGATCTGCTGCCATTTGGCAAACCAGCCGAGCTTGCCGAACAGGGCATAGGGGAAGTCGTGGCCGTAGGTGTTATAGTCAACCTTATAGCGGTTCATTGCCTCATCCTTTCAGTGTCGAATTCAGATTGTCAGCCCCAGGGCGATCGTTCGCCGCGCCATGCGTAGTGCAGCCGGGCGCCCGTGAATCCGATCAGCCCGGTGATGCAGAACAACGTCATCAGGCCAAGCGAGGCAACCAGGAACAGCGGCACGCTGACGGGCAACGTCGCGATGAATGTCTTGCGGATGTGCTCGGGCCAACGGTGGAGAGGCTCCCACATCATGCAGAGCGCCTCTCCGCATGCGTTAGGAATGGCAATCCATCTCTCGGCCAGTGCCCATTCGTCGTCTCGGGTGGTCGTCATCCTTCGTCTCCAATCGCATGGCACAGTTGAACTTTGGCGGCGGCTCGCCGCGCCTCAAAGTGCCCCCGACACTGGATGTCGCCGCCGAGCGGGCAGTCCGTGTGGCAGGGGACGTGATCAGGCGGCAGCAGCGCGAGCGCGTCCCGTTCGTCCGTATCGATTCCGCGGAATATGCAGGTCGAACACATCTTCTGCCGCCGTCGCATGGTTGCCATCGCTTACTGATTACTGCCGGATGATCCGCCAGCCGGCGTCGCGCAGAGCCCTTGTGACCGCGTGCGCCTTCTTTCGGGTCATCCTGCCGACACGCGGGATGCCGTCAGCATCGGCGCCGCGACCGTCCGCGAGGACTTCGGCAATGACAGTCTCGGGTGATGGGTAGGGCACCTGGGCCGCGCCAGCGGCGCCCTGAATGCGTTCGGTGATCTCGTCCATGTTAGCCTCCGTCAGTGAATTCCGGTGGACGGACGACTGAAGGACTTGAACTATTTCAACGACTTGTATGTTGTCACGGTTAATTTGGTTCAGTATCGACCCGTAACTAACTGCTTGGATTCGTTGAAGCGGTTCAGTCAATCAGCCATCCTTCAGTCATTCTTCAATTAAATTCTTCAGTCAGACGTTCGCGGCTTGTTTCGGTGCGCCTGCCTGAGCTGCATTACGTTGTCGACCTTGTCCGCTGCGCCGCGGGAATAGCGCTGCGTCATGCTGATATTCGAGTGCGTCGCGGCGTGCCGGACGTGCTCCAGATCGGCCCCGGAATCGGTCGCCTCGGTAATGGCGCCTGATCTCGTGTCCATGTTTTTTACGCTGTCGGGGATCCCGGCGGCCTTCGCCACCCAGCGCCACTTGCGGCGGAACTCCGTCCCCCACGGCTTGCCGGTGCCTTCGCAGACGACGATCGGGCCGACCGAGGGCAGGGGACCGTTCCGATCCTCATATGCGGCCAACTCCTCGACCACCATGACAGCGCGGCTAAGGTTGACCTCCAGCAGCTTCCCGGTTTTGCTGGTCTGGTGGCGAAGGATCATGTTCTTGTCGATCTCGGACCAGCGCAGGCCGTGCAGCCACTTCCGGCCGTCCCAGGTGACGTCGGTAACGCCCGGCTCCTTGACCGGCACCCACTCGCCAATCACGTCCTTCTGCCGTAGCGCCAGCTCGAACTGGAAAGCCTGGGCAAGGGCGATGGAGGGCCACCCCCACTCATGAGCCTTGGCGCGGACGGCGATCGCCATCTCAGCCGTCAGGAATTCTGAGCGCGGTTTCGGCGTCTTGAAGCGCATGCCGCTGAGAACGCCCTTGAGGCGGATGCATTCGGGGTCTTCAAGGAAGGTCGCGCCGAAGCCGATCAGCGTGCGCAGCATTCCAATGAACACCTTGCCCATCGGGAGCTTCGTTCCGTCTGAGCTCCACTCCTTATGCCAAGCCAAGAACACGCCGGCCCGAACGTCCTGGAACATCTCGTCGCCGTGGCGATCAATGATCCGGCCTAGTACGTTCGAATAGTTGACCCGGATCTGGTAGCGCAGATTGTGATAGGGCGAGTTCGGGTCTGTCTGGTACGCCGCAACAAGGCTGCGGATCGTGCCATCGAGACCGGCAACGCTCTGGACGCCGCCCCGACCGAACACCAGCATCTCGTCCTGCAATCGGCGGCAATTGTCGGACACGTAAACGCGCTCGATCTCTGTTGGCTCCGTGCCGGTCCACAGGGCCACGCTCTTGGGTGTGAAGCCTCGGGCGGCGAGGTCGGTGCGGCATTGCCAGCGCGCCTCCCAACCCTCGGCCATGGGCCGTATGGCCAGCCCAGGCGCATCGTTGAATCTAGGTCTTTCGGTCATCGCCGCTCCCTCGGTTGTGGAGCGGCAAAGCTAGCGCCATACACCTTGTCGAAATAGGCCTTAACACCAGGCCAATAGCGCCTGTCCCCCCACAATTTCTCCTTCTTCGGGAAGCCGCTCGGCTTGCTGTCGAGCATCCGGAGAACCTCCCGCGCCCTGTCCCTGGGCACACCCATGCGTCGGATCAGCTCGGCGTCAGTGACCCAGAGCGTTTCGCGCTCCTGTTCGACGGCATTGGTGGCCTGGTCGCTCATTCTGCGAACGCCTCCGTGCGCAGATACTCGTTGAGCGGATCGATCATGACCGACGCCGGACGTAAGGGCATCATTTGCGCCTCTTCCGGAGAGTACTTTAGATCGTCAGCGGTCTCGCCCCAATAGCCGCATTCTTCACAGAGGAAGATCACGGGCGGGGAAAATGAAACGTCACACTCGATCACTGTGCCGGCTGCGTTGCAGATTGCGCACTTGTCGGGGAGGTTCATGACACCACTCCTTGCTGTTTCAAACCTTGCAGATACGATGAGATCGCGTTGGTTGCGCGGGAATGGAGGGTCTCGCCGCGCTCGATGCGATCAACCGTTTGTTGGCTGGTTCCGCAGGCGTCGGCTAATTCAGCCTGCGTGAGCTTTAGCTTTGTGCGCTGTTCTCTGATTTGCTCTGGCGTCATCGCCTCGGTGTTGTCAGGAATGGCGGAATGGGCCTCAACTGAATCCATTGCGTTCGCCGCGTCAATAATACCCTTCAGGACGTAGAAGGTGGCGATGCCCTCGCTGGTGCCGAGACGCAGGTAATGGTCAGCCGTCTTCAAGATCGCCTTGCGCAGGTTGTGGTCCTTCATGTGCGACCATCCGTCCGAGGGGAGCAACTGTTTGAAAGAACTGAACGGGCGCGGAGGGCTGCGGTGCAGATTGCGAGCACAACGTTTCCATCTTGGCGGCGGGTGATGTTGAAGCTGATGCGAGTGTCGTTCATCGGGAGCTCTACGTGTGCTATTCCGTAGAGCGTGCTGATCTCGTATTCCCAGCCGTACTCCAGAAGCGTCAACGCGGCGTCGACCATCTTAGTGTAGCAGGGCGAAACGCGCGCATAGTAGCCTTCGGGGCCAGCGCCGTTGGGCGCGCTCCAGCCTGTCCGCAAGTGCGGATTCACTGCGAGATGTATTTCCGCGTCAAGCTTACGGTCAGCATCCGTCGCCTTCTCCAGGCGCTCGACCAGCGCCGCCAGATTGTCGCTCATGTTTCATTCCTTCGGACAATGGGGGCGGGTTCGAAGTCGCGAAGGTTGGCTACGGCCCAAGCTCGGATTCGGGACCAGCGCGCTTCCGGGGTTTCGTTAGCCGGCCCCCATTCGTCGTTCATGTAGACGACCTCGCAGGTGAGGGCGTGCGGGAGATTGAAAAGCCCGGCGACGCTATCGCGATCCTCGGGATCAACCTTGCTCATGTCAGTGCCGCGGCGCTTGCCGACCGCGCCAAGGGCGCACACGGCGCCTTCTGCTTCGAGGTCATGCGCGATCAGCTTCTTTTCTGGCAACGCATCCAGAGCCGCTATAAGTTCAAGGAAGAACGATTGGCCGCGCTTGCCCCGACTGGCGCTCGCAACCGCGCCGCGCCATTTGATGAGCTGCCAATTGTCGATGTCGTCGCTGTATCCTGAACGGCTCATGTGCGGCCTCCGGTCGCTGAAAATTCATCCTTGGAGACAATTGGCTTGCGCTCGACCAGAACGTGGATCGTGTCACGCAGCTCGGCGGGATTGCGCCATGTCTCGATGGTGGCCTTAAAGGCGTCCATGGCGGCATCGATAGCCGCCTCAAGATCGGGCTCTAACTGCTCTAGGATGCGTTCGCGTAGCCGCTTGCGGACCATACCCGTCAAGCCGCTGAGCATTGCCTCCTGAACCTGCACAGAATCGATTGGCGGCCGGATCATAGCCATCAGGTCACATCCTTTTGATTTCGACTTGCAACTGAACTCATGCCGGCACCGCTGTGCCGTTTCGAATTCGATGGATGAGGGACTCGCTGGCGCCATACTGCGCAGCCAATTTCTTGGCTGAAACGGTTCGGCTGCAGATCACGGCAACCTCGTCAGGGGAGAATGTGCGCCTGCGAATGGCTGGATTCCGCCAGGTCTTCCCGGTGACAATCCCGCGTATCGTGGATGTTCTCACGCCGAATTTGGCGGCGATCTCTATGATCGGCATCCGACCGTGGAGCGCCCGTATTTCGTCAACTTGTTCCGGAGTCAGCTTCCTGAGCAGCTCGCCACGGCGCAGGCTGTCCCGCATATTCTCAGAACGAGTTTTCCATGAAACGTGCTTTGGGTTCACACAGCCGCGGACTCCATTGTTGCAGGAGTGGGCCGCATGATGCCCAGGTGTCGGCGGCGGGCCGTTCCGGTGCTCGCACATGAGGCGATGCACGGCGACGTTCTCGCCGAACTTGGGGTATCCGTTGCCGGCGCTTGAGAATGGCCAAATCAGGCAAAAATCCAAATCATAATCCAAATGCGCGCGGACCCATTCCGCCGTCTTGGACTTCGGATAGCCGTCGAGCACCTTAAGCACGTTGCTCATGCGTCAAGTCTCCACAGGTCCATGCTGTTGGCGAGCAATCGGCGGCGCGAGCGGCAGGGGCATGTAGTGAGTGATCTCCCAATCACCATGATAGCCTTCGGCTCGCGGCATCAGGTGGCCGTCCTCGTAGTGGTATATGCGGCCCATCTCGACGCCGACCTTCGGTCCCCACACCAACACCCGCGGTGCATTCGCCCCGACATTTGGATGTCGTTCGACTGGCAGCCACTGGCTCATGCCACATCCCCTCGCTTGCCAGACGACATCGCCGCACGGTAAGCAGCGATAGCCGCGCTTGCCGTCGCTCGGTACTTCTCATGGAGGTCCGGCGTCGCCGGCAATTCGTGCGGGGCAAACATCGTGCCCTCGATTGCAAGCGCTACGGCCTCGATCACGTCCGCGTCATCCTGCGGCGTGTGGTCGAGTGCCGCACGGGCGCGCGTGCGGACTTCCACCAACAGCGTGTTGAGCTTCTTGAAGTGCTCAAAGGCATTCAGCTCATGCACTGTGGCACGATCGCCGGAGCATCGTTCGTTGATCCACTCCAGCGCCTTCCTCAGCGAATAGCCGTGGTCAACAACCAAGTCCACTGGCTGCTTGTGGAGGGTCCACGCCGATGTCCCTTGTTGATTGTTCTGTTGCGTCATTTGCGGTGCCTCCGGTCATGCAGCGCGCCAGCGGTCGCTCCGAGGCCAAGCACGATGACGACAATGCTCCCGATGATGAGGGCTGCGACGACCAGCGCGCCGAGGAAGGTGGAGAGGGTCATGGCCGCCACCCCGCCCGATAATTCCACAGCAGCAAAGTGCTGGTGATGAGCCCGACGCCGCAGCCAAGGCTGATGCCGGCCGTTCTGAAGTCCAAACCCATGCCAAGGTAGATCCCCACGATCATCCAGACGAAGATTGCGCCGATCAGGAGCCTCATGTTCGCCTCTCGATTGGACGTGATGCTGAACGCTGCGCCGGCCGTTTCACAAAACCCTGTGATCGAATACGGCTCGGCTTGCGAATGCCGGCATCCTTCGCCGCAGCTCGGTACACCTTGGATTTCTGCGCAACGTCGAGCGCGGTCTTTTGCGAATGGCACGGCGAGACGCACAAGGCTTGCATGTTCGTTTCCCGATGCTCGCCCCCGTTCGCCAGGGCGACTACGTGATCCACTGCCCAATGACCGGGAACGAGCCGCCGGCCGCACTTGGCGCAGTCGCCGTCGCGCTGCATGAACACGCGCAGGCGGACACGCGGCGGAATGGCCGTGTCGTCGGTCTTGCCGATCCACTCGGGCTGGGCTCTCATGAGCGCACCCCTGTCATGATCTCGACTTCCGCGCGCAGCTGTTCGGAGGTCACGCCGGGCAGGAAGTGCTTGGCGATCAGGTCGCAAACCCGCTCGTAGAATTCGCTGAACGCTGCCTGATCCATCTTGTGAAAGGCGATGCTGCCGGGAATGAAACCAACATCGCCATTCGGCAGGACGATGCGCGTGCGCAGGCCTGCCGCAATCTTCACAGCCGCGACCAAATCCTCGACGGTCGGATAGCGCGCCTCATCCATATTGCTGTGAACGATTGTCATGAGAGCCCAGAACATGCGGTGGTGCTTGATATTGCGAGGCCGCTTCAACTCGATAGAAACGACCTCGCCGTTACCGATCTTGCGCAGGACATCTTCGCCAACGTCGTCCGTAGGACGGAGCGAGCCAAGATGCTTCTGTGCAAGGAAGCGGGACATCAGAACGGAATCTCGTCGTCGAGGTCGCGACGCGGCGGCGGTGCAGCCGGCGGGCCTGACGAGATCGGATCGGCACCATTGCCGCGCCGGTCCTTCGCTTGCGGCATGCGAACGCGGATGGCCTCAACCGTCCGGCCCTGAAAGTCCACCATCGCAGGGAACAACACGAGTTCCTGGTCGCGCCAGTCGTTCGTGTCGTCGCCATATGCCGACGCGATGTTGCTAGCGTTGGTCTTGTTGAGAACGAGGCCCTTTTCCTTGCCGACGAAATAGAGCACTGGCTTTTCATCGTCGCCGATCTTTTCGACTTCGACGCGGTCCATTTTCACCAGCACGTTACGGTCCTGCAGGTCGGATGCCTTGATGAAGTTCGAAGGGAAGGCTTGTGAGATGCGCATGTGAGTTCCTGTTGAGTTGGGTTACAGTCCGTTGTCGCGCTGCCCGTTTCGCTTCGGCGTGAACAAACTGCAGTATCCGCCGTTGATCCCTACGCAGCGCATGTAGGGCTCATCTCGTACCCACTGCCTTGGAGCCACTGCGTTCATGTGCTCCAGTCGTGGAAATCTGATACAGAGCCAACGGGCAGGGGATTGCTTGCGCGTGCTCTCATGCACGTTGTCGCAATCCTCGCAGGCTGTTGGCTCCGGCATGTCAGGCCGCCTTGTCGTCGATCTGCTTCGCGGCATACGACTGTTTGGCCTCGCGTACCTTCGCCAAGGCGGCGATCAGTTCGCGCTCGGCGGCGTCCAGCTCGCCCTGCGCCCTGGTCTCAAAGCTCCGGCGCACGGACAGCAGGCCGATCCGACCTGAGAGCGCCGCCGCGTGATGGCGAAGCCAAGTCGCCTCGCTCTCGATCCCTGACAGGCAGGTGCTGACGGAAAGGGAGGTCATGCGGCCACCTCAACTGAGGTAGGCTTCTCAAGCCGCAGCCGATCGCCGCTGATGCGAGTGAAATGCACAGCCCCGTAATGCCAAGGCGCTGGCGGGTCGTAGCTCAGGCTGTAGGTCCAGAACCGGCGCTCGGTGTCGGAGTCCATTGAGCAACCGACGATGTAGAAGTGGACCCATTGCGCCAGCTTCTTGCCGGCGGCCTCAGCCGCCACCTCGAACCAAACGCCTTGTCCGGGCCAGAACTCAGGGCCAACTTTTGCGGCGGCTACCAACCAGCGCCAGCCGTCGTTGTTGGCGAGCGGACCGCCTTCACATTCAAAGTCGCACTTCTGGATTTGCGCGATGGCCGCTTCCATGGACCAGTGTTTGACGGGACCGTTCATACTGCGTCCTCCAACTGCTCAAGAAGGTCAGCAATTGCTTCTGCCTCGGTCGCGCCATGACCGATCGGCTGGTCGTAGTCGTAGGTATCGTCATCGACGGCCGACCAATCAAAGCGGCGGTCTGGGATCGGCGGGAAATCGTGGCGGGTCTTGATTTTCACGGCGGCTACTCCGCCGCGTCGAGCAGCGCGTGGCGAACGGCTTCCAGCGCGCAAAGGCTGGTCCACTGCTGGTCAAGTTCGTCGCTGATCTCGCCGTGCGCGAGGAACTGCTCCACCGTCTCGTCGAACAACCGACGTGCCTCTGCCGTGTCGTCGCGGAACTTCGCGCGGGCTGCCTTGCGAGCGTCTTCCCACTGGCGGCCACGCATGCCGAGCGCCACCTGCAGGGCGGCGTCAAACTCGGCCTTGGGGCCTTTGGTCGCCCGTTCGAAATACCAACTGGCGGCGATCTCTGCCTGCTCTAGGCGGTCTTCGTGCTCGCGCTGGGTGAGGTGCGGCTCGATCTGGTGGACTGTGGCGGACATCGGCGGCTCCTGTTTGATGGGAGCCATCCTACCGAATTCTCGGTGGCAGTCAACCGAAAACTTTGTGGGTCAGGTCGAATTCTGTTATCCTCCTGAAATCAGGTCAGGAGGTCTGGAATGAGCGAGGCTCGTACTTGGGGGCATATCGTCCACGCGGCGTCATGGTACGCCGCAGCGGGATCGGTGGGCTTGTTGGCGGCGGTGCTTTGCGGGTTGATCTAGGGCGTAAAGAATTTGGCTAGGCCCGCGATTGCGAGCACAGCCAAGACGAAGCCCAGCATTTGCAGCGTAGTCGGCAACGCGGATACGCGACCCTTTACCTCGGCGACATCCTTGAGCAGGGCGTCGAGCTTGGCCTCGAACTTGTCGAAGCGCTTTTCTAGGGCGGTTAATCTGGCGTCCATGCCGTCAGATGTGCCATCACCACCTCCGCCTTTCAAGGCGGGTCCCAACGATTGGCCATCTCTTGGTTTGGGCGATTTTATCGGAAAAACATTGGAGGAATAAGGGTTTACGTCAGGCATCCGTCCTCGCCCCAGACATCACGGCAGTAAAGAAACGACGAAAGTTCGCCTCTGCCGAGGCGTTAAAGTGTTGTGATTTTGCGAAGAAGGCGTCAGCAGCGGGCAGATCTCCGTGGCTGTAAGCCTGCAGGGCGCCCTGAAGCATGGAAACCGCACCATTTTGCTGTGCAAAAAAGAAGAACAGGTGGTCCATGTCTCGCCGGGAAACGGCCAGGAAGACCTTTTGCTCTTCCGGGATGCTCGTCCAGTATTTTACGGCCTCTTCGGGAATCGAGTAGTTGTTCGGGTCAGCAAAGGGACCCGAACCAATCTGAAGCTCTCCAATCCCTTTAATTTGTTCTGGCGTCAGCCTGGTCGGCTCTTGTGGCGGGTCATTCGTTTCCGACATAAAATACCTGCAAAACAGCCAATACCAACACTATCGCCAGCCCGATCGTGAACAGACGGGGAGGGTGGGTTAGAGGCACGTAATCGTGCCCTTATTGGCTATTTCCTGCCAATCAGGTCCTAGCGTTTGCCGCGCAGAAATGGCATTCGAAGCGACAGGATCGCCGTCCCGGAACACCTTAACGACCAACCCCTGTCCGTGCGAAATCATGGGAGCGCCACCATAGGCAACGGCGCCCCCATAGCCGGTGCTCTGAACATGGACAGGCGTATGGCCTATCACGCGGGCGTCGGCTTGCCCGCCAACGATCATGAACTTGTCGTATCCGCGGCGCGCTGTCTCAATGGCGGCCTGTTTGAAGGCCACTTGCTGCGCGCCGTGCGCGCCGCACATCGGGGCCGCCGTTGTGGTTACCTGGAAGGTGTCTTGCGCTAACGGAATCGTGGATGAGCGGGCGCATCCGGCTAGGGAGGCGCCCGCTAATGCGCAGGCCGATAGGATTGCAAATGTTTTGGCCCCCATAAATACCCTCCCCATCAGGCCCGTTTACGTCGAGGCTCGCTGGTAGGAGTAGCGGAAGATGCCTCGGCTTCCTGCAGGGTCCGCACATACTGCAATACCGCGCCTATCTTGTCTTGGTCGATTACTTCCAGACGAGAGGCAATTTCTGCGAGCGCGTTTACCGGCCTGATAGTCTCTTTTCCCTCGCCAAAAAGCAGCCACTCTTGAGAGGTTTGCAGCGCATTTGCGATTTCTAGCAATTTGCGTGGCCGGGCAACTGAGCCTTGCTCGATGCTATCGATGCCCTGCTGGCTCATGCCGCAAGCCTTGGCGAGCTGCGATTGGCTAAGCCCCACAGCTTCCCGACGATCCAAAACACGTTGCGCGAGCGTCCTTGACGTCGCCCTTTGTCCCTTCTGCATGGTTCCGGTTCTACCAAAATTTTGGTTGCCGGTCTGGGACAGATTTATCGGTTGATTTCCACCGAAATGTCGGTAGGATGAGTGCATGTCGACCGAAGCACTCAAAAGAGCCTGCTCTATTGCAGGCGGCCAAAAACCTCTCGCCGATCGCATCGGCACATCGCAATCGCAGGTTTGGTACTGGCTCTCTCGATCGAAGAAGGGAGTGCCCGCCGAGTTTGTTTTGCCGATTGAGGAAGCAACCGGCGTGTCGCGATCTGAGCTTCGTCCTGATTTGTGGCCACAAATCTTGGAGGCCCGCGCATGAACGCGACGCGGGAAGCGTATGAGCTTGCCCATCTTCTTCTTTGCTCCCCCAGCAAGAGGCTGAAGGGAGATGCTCGCACAACGGGAAAATTCCGCAACTTAAATTCAACATGTACGGGTCACAAATCCGCGCGCCGTACTTCCCGATTTGAAACACGTCCGTCCTATCTGAGCGGCAACGTTTCCATTCATTCACGTTCTGACGCCTGCCCATCCGCGTCAGAAACGGCGACCGGCGCTCCTCCTTGGTGTTCAGCGGCGCCGGTCGCCGTCTCCCGCCGTTGCAGCAAGTACGCGATCACATTCCGCGCTGCTGCGGCGAGTTCGATCCAGTTCGAATCTTCATCAACTTTTTCAGCGTAGGTGATCATGTCCGCTACAAACGCGACGACGGCGAATTGCGCAAATTTCGGAACCGCACGGGTGTTCGATCGAGAGCGCAAGGCCGTGCAGTTAAATTCCGAAGTCATGCGAATTTCGCGGGACCTTTGGCCCGTCAAGACCTCGCAGCATCTCGCTGACATGACCGGCTATTCCGTTCGCGCCTGCGAATACTGGCTCAGCGGACAGCGCGTATTGCCGGCTGACGCGCTTGCCTCGCTGATGCAGTCGGAAAGCGGCCGCGACTTCCTCGCCGCAGTGCTCGCTGACAGTACGCCGCGCTGGTGGCTTCGCCTCAAAGCCTGGCTCTCCGCCGTCGACATCGCCGTCGAGCAGGCCAAGCACCGCCGCAAACTCCGAAAGCTTATCGATGACGCAGCGCCCGAACTTACGCCTGCCATGCTTCTTCAAGACGAGGATTTTTATGAGGGCCAGCCTTCGCCGCATCGCGCGGTGGGTAAGGCGAAACGTAACGGGAGGTAGGGGATGACTCAGGTCTGGCTGATGTTGTCGCCGTTTCTGTTGCTTGCGTTGATTGGCGTCTGTTGTTGGCCAATGGGCGTGAGGCAGTGATGTGCACACAGGCATTGCCAAACCCTTGGATCACAGAAGCCACGGCTTTTGTCCTCGACGTTGACGCCTTCTGGGAGGCCATCGAGCCGGCTCCGCTGTGCATCTCCGACCCGTCACCGGAGTTCATGACCGCGGTCGAGCTTATGCCGATCGTGGAAGTGCTGAGGATGTACAGATGAGCAGCGCCAAGGTTTTCACGCGCAACGAATTCAGTTCGCGCCGCAAGCCCTACGAACCTGCGCAGGCCGTGTTTGAGCGTTCAAAATACAACATGGTCACGCCTCGCCGCTATCAACGCCAGCCCGGTCCAGAGCTTTCAAAGGCTGAGCTGCGCCAGCTGCTGACGCAGGCCGTCAACAACACAGGCAAGTAACGCCGCGCATCAACCGAGGGGAGGAGTGGAATGTCACTAGTCGAAACTCTGAACGCTGAGCACCAAGCGAGGCTGGCGCGTTTTGCGCGGGCGGCCGAAACTCCGAAGGTCAAGGCGAAGCCGCCATCTTACGAGATACCAAATACGCCGCTCGGCGTCCCGAAAGACGCCCCGTTTGTGTCCCCCGATCAGGCATGGGTCGAGCGCCAGAAACTGATCCCACTTCCGCACAAGCCCAAAGAGCCATGGTTCGAAATCGTGGACGGGCCGCGCGACTTTCCGGTTTTGCACGCCGCTTATGTCAGCATCGACAGAATCCAACGCGAGGTTGCCAATCACTTCGGGCTGAGTGTGCACAACATGCTGTCCGATCGGCGAACGCCGGACCTCGCCCTTCCGCGCCAGATCGTCTTTTACCTCAGCCGCCAACTGACGAAGCGCTCGCTTCCGGAGATCGGCAGGCGATGTGGCGGCCGGGATCACACCACCATCCTGCACGGCGTCCGAAAAATCGGGGCGCTGATCAAGAAAGACGCCCGCCTGTGTGCGTCCGTTGAAATGCTCATTCACCTTCTCGGAGGAGAACCCGCATGAAACTCACCCTTCAACAGCAGCGGGACCGTCTCAAGCCGAGATACGAGCGCGCCAAGAAGTCTCACAAGGCGCGTGAGGAGATATTCGCACGGATGCAGGTGCTGGTGCTGAAGGACTTGCGCCGGTCGATCAGGGACAGGCGGAAGGGTAGGGCGGCGTGAGCTTCGAAGGACTTCAGCGCGGACACTACCGGGCGATCCTTGCCGATCCACCTTGGGTGTTCAATTCGCTTTGGGGCGGGCGGCCGAAGAAGGTTAACGGCAGTTATCCGTCTCGCGCAATCGAGCGACATTACGCCCTGCAGGAGGATGACGCAATCGCGGCCCTGCCGGTTGGTGACCTCGCCGCACCTAACTGCGTTCTGTTTATGTGGACGTGCTGGCCGGTCCTGCAGCGCTCGTTCGCGATCCTTGATGCGTGGGGCTTCACCTACAAAACTTGTGCCTTCTCCTGGATGAAGGCCGACCCATACCGCCTATTCGCTGACGAACAGACGCCCTACATGGGCCTTGGCTATTGGACACGGGCGAACACAGAGCCCTGTCTGCTGGCGACGCGCGGGAAACCAAAGCGGCGAGACGCTGGAGTCCGGCAGGGCATCATTGCCCCGCGTCGCGAGCACAGCCGCAAGCCGGATGAGGTTCACGGCCGGATCGAGCGGCTTGTTGAAGGCCCATACTTGGAGTTGTTCGCGCGCCAGTCTCGCACCGGCTGGGATACTTGGGGCAACGAAACGACCAAGTTCGACGAGGCCGCCGAATGAGCGTGGAATACCAGATCCACCAATTGCCGAACCGCGTCGAGGCTGCGGCCGAGCTGCATTGGTACGCCGGCTGCGGCTACTACAAAGTCAACGTCGTTGGTTTCGGCGCTGACGAAGCTTCTGCGGTGAAGTCCGCCGGCCTGATGTTGGGCCAGGCGCGCGCCGCCATTCACGTTGCATCGATTGGTTCTGAGTTGATCCACCGCGTTCCCGCAACCCCAACAGAGAACGCACAAGGTGCAGGATAACACCCACTACGTCTATGTTATCGCCAAGAATGGGCCGGACGGACTTACCGGGCCGGTGAAAATTGGCATTTCGTCAAAGCCAAATAAGCGCCTGTCATCCATCCAGACGGCCTGTCCATTCCAGGTAGAGGTTGCGTGTGTTTTTGCGGCTCCAAGCCAAGCGATCGCGCGGGACATTGAGCGGATGTTCCACGAGACGCAGCGAGACACTCACGCTCATGGTGAGTGGTTCAACGTTGAGCCGGTGGTCGCCATCCACCTGTTATGCCTCGGCATTCGAGTGGCTCTGAACGAGTTTGTGAGCGACAAGTCCGTCATTTCCGATGCCCTCGATCTGTGCGGCGTGAGAAGCGCAGAGCGTAGGTTTAATCTAGCAGTTCCGGCCGCCGCTGATGATCCAACCCAGAGCCTACAATGAGCCGAGCCTGGATCGCCTTCTACATGGGCGACTATCAGAAAGACACTAACCGGCTGACGACGCTCGAACACGGGGCATATTTCCTGCTGCTTCAGGAATGCTGGACGCACGGCCAGATACCGTCAGCGCCTGAAGATCGCGCCGCCATCGTGAAAATGCCACTGAAGGACTGGCTGAAGATCGCGCCCAAGATTGGCGCCTACTTCAACGAGGATGGCACTCAAAAGCGCGCCACGAAGGAAATCGAGAAGGCTGAGGCGACCAGGTTAAGGAAAGCCGTTGCCGGCCATTTGGGCGGAACAAAGTCCGGCATATCCCGAGCAATCAAGCAGCACAATCGAAGCAGACGCGAAGCAGAGCTTCAAGCAAGACACCAACCAGAACCGAAGCTCAGCGAAGCTACTCTGAATAGTAAGATAACTTCTTCTGAAGTTGGTACCGCGCGCGAGGCTGAGCCTGTGGAAACGCAGAAAGGGCCTAGCAGTGGGCTTGCGGCAAAGCCTCCGCTGCTCACCCCAAGCGCCGAGTTGATTGCGTCTCTCGCCAAACGAACACATTGAGGGGACTCATGAAATTCGTCGAATACCGGGACCGCAACCGACAATGGCGTTGGCGCTTCGTCCGCAGGAACGGTCGGAAGCTTGCGAACTCAGGCGAGGGCTACAAGCGAAGGATCGACATGCGCAAGGCTCTCAGGACCATGACCGAGTCCATTCGCATGGGGGAGTATTTCACGGAGGTGCAGGGGAAATGAAACGGGCAAAGCGGAAATTAGGACCGCCGCACGGCTCCGAAGGGCGCGTCGAGCTCGGAGAGCGGGTCATTGACGACCCCTTGGAGCCAGGCCAGCGGTATGCCGCCCGCGTGAACGTTCGGGAATGCTCGATCGATCACATGGCCTCTCGCGGTCGGATCGACCCGGCGCAGGCTGAGGCAGGCCAGCGATTTCGCCGGCTCTGGGAGAAAGCCAGCGTTGGCCGGAACCAAGCCATGGACCTGACCCGAGAGGCGGTTGACGGCGGCGGATTGGGCGATCCGATTTCTGACGGGCTGGTGAAGGCCGGGCAGGAGCTCGCCCGCGTGATGCGCGAGCTCGGTCCCGTTGGGGCCAAGCTGCTGATCTCGGTTGTCGGCGAGGGAAAGCGGATCGAGGACGTAGCCTCGACGTGGACGAGCTCGGGCGGGGTGGTAAGTGGGAAGCGCGCGGAGGGATACGTCACCGGGCGGATGGTCGAGGCCCTGGACGAGCTCGTCCACCTCTGGAAGCTGGAGAGCTCGTCGCTCGTTCCGAACGCGGCCACCCGAGGCTGGTATCGCAACGGCACGTTCGTTGAAAGCATTGACGACATCCAGAGCTCGACCGATGGTCACACGGGCCCGGCACGCCAACTCGTCGTCGGTCGGTTTGGTGACATTGTTGAAGATGGTGAGCGGCCCGTTGACAAGGGACCGCTGACGCCGCATGTTTCGGGCAACATCAAGTGATTTGCCCCCCGCTGGACTTGGCCGAAAGGTCCCCGGCGGGGTTTTCGCGTTTGGACATGGTTCACAACTGCGCGCGCTCCCGGAATCCCCGGCGGGCGGCTTTTGACGTTCATAGGAGATTGAGCATGGCAAATCCCGCGCACGGAAACTTCTTGGCTGGCGCTGCAAACAACGCATATCCGGCAACGGCAGTCCCGCGCGAGATCGGCTTGCTGGAGCGGACCTCCGGCCTGCATAGCGGCATCGCTGACCTTCGCCTTCGGCTGGAGGTCTTTAGCGCCAAGGTGCTCGGCGCAGGCCAAGGCATCGCCGCCGGCAACGATCAGCCGCCAGTAGTCGGCCTGCCTGATGCAGTGGCGCGCGCCGAAGCTGAGCTTCGCTCGTGCTTCACGCTGATCAACGACCTGACCGACAAGTTCTGAGAATGACCTTCGCAATCAACGACCACAAGGCCATTGCCAAGCTAGCGCGCCTGAAGGAGTCCGAGGGACGGCCGCAGAGCGTGGTGGCTGTGACAACCAACTCGGCCGAGCAGCCGAAGGTGTCTTGGGTGTCGATGCTCGACACCGCGCTGGTCGAGCTCGAGCCGGTTGCCCGCTACAACGCGCTCCGCTCGCGCACCTACGCCGCGCCGGACAGGGACGGGGCATAATAATACCGAAACCAAACAGGGAGCTATCTGCTCTCGCACAGTAGGGGGAGATGCCGGTTCAAATCCGACACTGTCACAACAGCTAGCTCAACTGGACAGAGCAACCCCGCATTTAATCTGAAACCAAACAGGGAGCGGGGTGATCAGAAGCCCTGAGACCATAGAATGGCCAAGCGAAAGCAGCTTTGGCACCCTGACGAGGTGAGACAAAAAATCCAGGCCAGTCAGCTTATCAACCGTCTGACTGCGCATGTGAATTCCAAGACGCCGTTGATGGATAGTTCGCAAGTCACGGCGGCCGTGAAACTCTTGGGCAAGGTGCTGCCTGATCTACAATCCACGGCCCTCACGAATCCAGATGGGGGCGCTTTGACAATCTCCGTTCAGCGTTTTGCCGACAGTAACGATCCCAGCTAACGGCTGGCGGCCGCGCCCGTACCAGATGTCTGCGTGGCGGGCCTGGGAGCGGGGCATCAAACGTTCAAGCCTCTGGTGGCATAGGCGCGCGGGCAAGGACGAGCTGAGCCTGCACAAGGCTTGCGTGGCTGCCCATCCGGCGCCCTCGCATCCGATGCCGAACGCAAGGATAGCGAACTACTGGCATTGCCTGCCGGAATACACACAGGCCCGCAAGGCGATCTGGACGGCGATCAACCCGCACACGGGCAAGCTGAGAATAGACGAGGCGTTCCCCCATGAGGTGCGGGAGAGCGTTCGCAACGACGATATGTCGATCACATTCAAGTCTGGTTCGTCTTGGCGCGTGGTGGGTTCTGACAATCCGAACAGCCTGGTCGGCGCAACGCCGTTCGGGATTGTGTTCTCGGAATGGGCGCTGAGCAATCCGAGTTCGTGGGGCTATCTCCAGCCGATGGTGCTGGAAAACGGCGGCTGGGCTGATTTCATCACCACGCCGCGCGGCAAGAATCATGCACACGAGCTGCACAAAGCGGCGCAGTTCAATCCGGCATGGTTCTGCGAGACGCTGACCGTTGATGATACGGGGCAGGTCACTGCGGAGCAGTTGGCTGAAGTCCTGAAGGACTATTCGGCGCTTTACGGTCAGGACGCAGCAGAGGCGCTGATCCAGCAGGAGTATTACTGCTCGGCGGAAGCGGCGATCCTGGGCGCCTACTGGGGCAAGGAGCTTGCGGCTGCTCAGCGAGAGGGCCGCATCAGACCGCTCAAGCCGGTCGAGGGCTATCCGATCCACACCGCGTGGGATCTGGGTATCCGCGATTCCATGGTGGTCTGGTTCTTTCAGATCGTGCCGGGCCGTGTGCTGGTGCTGGGCTGCTATTCGGCGACGAATTACGGGATCGGCCATTACGCCGAGGTGATCAAGGATTATCGAGCACGGCTCGGGTGTCCGGCTGGCACGGACTACGTTCCGCACGACGGCCGGCAACGAGAGATGGGGGCATTTGGCCCCGATCATCTCGCCAAGCAGCGCATCGAGGTCATGCTCGACTGCGGGCTGAGCCCGAAAGTGGTCATGGATCACACCGTGGTGGATGGCATCTCGGCCGTTCGCCAGGTATTGCCACGCTGCTTGATTGACGAGGACTGCTGCGGACAGGGCGTAGAGGGCCTTCGCCAGTATCAAACCGAATGGGACGACGAGAAGAAGATATTCTCTGACAAGCCGCTTCACAACTGGGCCAGCCACTACGCGGACGGCTTCAGGACGCTGGCCATGGCCTACCGGGAAGTCCAGGCGGTCGAGCCAAAGCGTCCTGATCGCGCCTTGGTGGTGGGCTCTGTGCCGCCGCCTGGCTTCGAACTGCCGACGTACAACGACATCGCCCGGCTGGCGAGCGAAGAACCGCGGCGCCGCGAGCGCATCTAGGAGACATTCATGGTCAACCTATTCACCCCCAAGGCCGCGGGGACGGTTAATATTGCGGCCACCACCAGCTCTGCCAGAGTGGCGCTTGCCATCAACAGCGGCACGTTTCAGGTCCGCGTCAAGAACCTAGACACGACCAATGCTGTGTTCATCAACTTCGGTGACTCGACAGTCACGGCGGCCGTTGCAACGGCCATCCCAGTGGGTCCGGGCGAGACCTGCGGATTTTCCATCTCGGGCTCAACACATGTTGCAGCGATCACTGCGGCGGCGACGGCAACGGTTTACTTTACTCCGGGGAACGGCGTCTAAGCCATGCTCGGCTTGGGGCTGATGATCTCGATGCTGGATCAGCGTCGGGGAGCGGCTGCGGCTCCTGCGCCCCCAGCGCGTAATCTGTTTGCGGTTGGAACCGGATCGAGGAATTGGTCAGACCCTGCGATATGGAGTCTGACCAGCGGCGGCGCTGGCGGACAGCCGCCGCCAGACGTTTCCTCGAGCGTCACCCTGGATGGGAATTCCGGGACCGGCACAATCACTGTCGATACCAACATCTCGGTCACGGCCATCACTTCGGGCGCATTCGCCGGCACCATCAACGCGACCGGCCGCACGATCACCACTGGCTCGTGGAGCGGGACCGGCACAGCGACGCGCACGGTCAACCTCACCAATGCGACGGTGAATGTTACCGGCATTGGCTCATGCTGGACTTGGACGACCGTCACTGGCCTGACGTTCACGGTTACGGGCTCGACCATCAACATTTCCGGCAGCGGCGCACGCACGCTCAACTTCGGCGCGACGACCTACGGGACGGTCAATGTGACCGGGTTGGGCACCGTCACCAGCGGCAACCAGAACGCCACATTTGGCAATCTATCTGTCTCCAAGAACGGCACCATGATCGTCGGTAACTTCACGATCGCAGGTACGTTCTTCGCAGTTGGGCCGAGCCAGACAGATCGTCTCCTCTTGGGATCGTCGGCAACAGGTACGCAGCGGACTTTGACGGCCGCCGATGTAACCCTCGCGAATGTCGATATCTACAATATCACCGGAGCTGGCGCAGGTGTCTGGGCTGGAAGCTCGGTCGGCAATGCCGGCGGCAACTCCAACATCACGTTTACGCCTGCGGTCACGCGCTATCTGGTGAATGCTGGCGGCAAGACTTATTCGGATGTGACGGTATGGTCGGCATCGCCGGGTGGTGCGACCGGCGCCACGATGCCACTGCCGCAAGACACGGCTGTCGCCGACGCTAGTTCATTCAGTGCGCCAGGCCAGACCTTCACGGTCGACATCCCGCGCATCGGCGCGCAGGACTGGAGTGCGGTCACAAACGCGCCAAATCTGGCAGTGACCGGCGCCTATTCGATGTACGGCAGCATCGACGTACCAACGGGTACGGGTGCGGTGGTCCCGGTCGGCAATTTCATCGGAACGATTGCCGTGCAGACCGGGACGATGAACCTGAATCTTCATCTTCCGGCCATCTCTGCCGTAGGCGGGCAGACAGTTCTGACCGGCGGCTTCCTCGGCTCGGTCACGATCCAGTCGCCTGGAGGCACTGTGTCGCTGGGCTCACACTTCCTGACGGAGGGTGTGTTCACGCTCAACGCCGGGACGCTCGTGACGAACAACTTTGACATGCAGGCCACGCACTTCGCGTCAGCCGGCACTGCAACGCGCGTGCTCACGTTGGGATCGAGCCGCCTGCTGTCGTCGTCAAACTCAGGCACCGGTCAGGCGATCTTCAACTTCACGTCGACCGGTATCACGGTCACTGCCAATACGGCACGGCTTGAGACGTTCAGCGGGTCGAGCTCCGTGCGCATCGCCAACCTAGCCGGGCTGACATTCGGATCGTGGCTCGACTGGTATCACGACAACCTGTTCAACTCGGCCCCAGTGCAGTTCAACGGTGGAGCGACGTTCACGGGAGCTTTCACGGTTGATCCATCGACGTTTGTGCGTAGCTACACGTTTCAGACCGGGCTGACCGTGACTGTCGGCAGCCTGTCGCTGGCAGGGTCTTCGACGAGTTCGCGCCTGACCGTGCAAAGCTCGACGGCATCGCCCTTCACGTTCTCGGATGCCGCCGGCACCAATACCTGTAGTTTCTGCACGATCATCAACAGCACCGCATTGGGTGGTGCGACGTTCAACGCGGGCAACTCGATAGATGGCGGTGGCAATACCGGTTGGAACTTCAGCTGATGGCCGATGACCCCAACATCTCGGCCCAGGACGAAAAACCGGGGACGAAGGACTCTGCGTTCGTCAAATACTGGACGGACCAGATTGCGGCCTATGACGACGAGTTCGAGCCGTGGAATAAACGCTGCAAGAAGATCATTCGCCGGTACAGGGACGAGCGCACAGCGGATTCTAACGGCACGCCACAGCCAGCCGGCGCCCGTTTCAATGCGCTCTGGTCGAACATCCAGACGCTGCAGCCTGCGATCTACCTGAAGCCGCCTCAGCCGATTGCTGAGCGCAGGTTTCTGGACAAAGACCCGCTGGCGCGCATCTCAAGCATGACGCTCGAGCGGGCCTTGGAGGTGCAGATCGAGGTCGGCTACCTGCATTCTTCCATGCAGAAGGCTGTGCTGGATTATCTGCTGTGCGGCCGGGGCACGATATGGGAGCGCTATGAGCCAACGTATGGCGAGGCCGAGGATCTTGGGCCGCAGCCCGACGTTTCAACCGATCCGAAACAGGATGCAGGTCTGGCACCACGCCCTGTGACCTACGAAAAGGTCTGCACGGACTACGTTGCACACAACAAGTTCAGGCATTCGCCGTCCCCAACGTGGGATGAGGTCTGGTGGGTCTCGAAAGAGGAGATGCTGACCCGCAAGGAGTTGCGGGCGCGGTTCAAGGGCATTGATCCCGAGACCGGCAAGCCGATCGCCGACCTGATCCCGCTGCGGGATGGTTCGAAGGACAAGCAGGACGATCGGGAGAAGAAAAAGCGCCAGCCTCGCGCCTGCATCCATGAAATCTGGGACAAGTCCGAGAAGAAGGTCATCTTCATTGCGCCGGACTGGCAGAGCGCGCCGCTTGAAGTCACGGACGACCCGCTGCAGCTGGAGAC